TTGAAGTCCTGCAACGTATCACCTGAGAATACAATAGTCTCGCGGTTAGCTAGGTCGCAAGCCACGATTACCCAAACCTTAGTAGGCTTCAGTCCGTTGGCTTCTATATCAAATACAACTTGCTTCACTTAGAACTCCTGTTTATCGTCTGCTACAGGACACGATGTTTCAATCATACGACCTGTGTCCTTATCATAGTACAAGTAACAAGCAGGACCAGTTAGACCCGCGAACCTGTTCTTCAGTACGCGCACCGTAGTGGTGTTTCGTACCGTTGGGTCAGCGTTCTGTTGGTCGCGCTCCAGACCAATCACCATGTCAGATAACTGTGCAATAGATGCCGAACCTCGCAACTCTGCCAAGCTAATCTGTCCACCGTCTTCGTGTGCTTTGCCTGACGGTCTGCGTAGGTGAGACACCAAGAACAAACCAACGCCTGTCTCCTGTACCAACTGACGTAGCTTGGTCATAATAGAGTCAATGGCTTTACGCTCATCTGCAATCTCTTGGTCGGACACAACGATGCTCAAGTGGTCAAGAATAATCCATTTGCAATCAAGACCTTTCGCCATATACCTAATGCGACTTAGTAAGTTATCCTCATTGGTTGAACCCCAATGGTCAAACATAAAGATACGTCCTGTACCCAACGTCTTGTCCCAAAAGACTTTCTTGGTTTCCCTGTCAAACTCTCGGCTAAGATGTAAAGTCTGATTAGCCTCGATGCTCATAATCCCTAGAGCCGTCTTTGGTATGTCCTCCTCTAGTGCAAGTATGCCAATGTTGTCGTCAGTCGCACCTAGTAAGTAGTGTTCCAACTCTCTGACAATCTGTGATTTACCCATACCTGAACCACTGGTTATTGTTACTAGTTCTCTTTCTCTGAATCCATAGGTGAGGTCGTTGAGGCATTCCCACGGGTAAGGGATAGATTGGACTTCTTCTTGCTCAATGATTGACTCCCATGTATCGCTACCAGAGATAATACCATCAGGGCGATAAGTTTTAGCATTCCACCACTCCTTTATAAAACCTTGTACATTACGTTCCTTCAGCATTTCACCTGCGTCCTTTACAGGCAACTTTACGTTCTTCGCTTTGTTGGGTGTAAATAAATCTAACACCGCACGAGATGCTTCCTGACCCGCTGTATCGTTATCAAAACATATTACTACGTTCTCAAAGGATTCAAGCCATTCCAAGTTCTGCTTGATGTCCTTTACTGCTCCTGACGCGCCTGACCGTATTGACACAACTGCCCACTTACTGTCAAACATTTCCGACACCGCTAGGGCATCAGCCTCTCCTTCTACTACTGTAATGTATTTACCACCACCCTTGAACGCTTGTTGACCGAACAGACCTACGTTATCAAACGTACCGCTAGAGTAGAATGCTTTGTTATCTACAATGCGCGACTTAGTCCCTGTCTGTGTGCCTGTGTCCTTGTCAAAGTAAGGGTAGTGGTGCTTGCTTATGTTCCCTTCTGTGTCGTATTCAACGGTAACGCCAAACTTCCTGCACGTTGCCTCTGATATACGTCTGTCTGGGATTGATGCTATAACACCTGTCATTTCTAGTTTCCTATTTGCCTTCGGTTTACTCTCTATAACTTCGCCAGTTGCTCTCTCGTAGTGGTCACAACCGCCTGAAAAACAGACGGCATGACCATCGGAGTACCTCGCTAAGTTATTCCTAGAGCCACACGATGGGCATGGCTCATGTCTAACAAAGTGAGAGTCATTGGACATTAGAAGTCACCGCCACCGTCAGATGGTTCTGCTAACTCTAACACCTTTACCTTAGACAGGTAGGTTGACGTTCCATGTACTGGGTGGGGTTTACCCTCGGCGTACTGTACCCGTACCTTAGAACCTCGCGTTAGGCGACCACTAAAGTCGTTACCGTCTGCATCGTAAATAGGTACTTCATACTTAGTGCTAAACTTACGCTGTGCCGTACCTTCGTACTCGCGTAGCTTGACACCCTTGTTGGCTAGATTATCCGCATCAGCGGGTTCTAGTGATAAAACTAGGGAATACTTCCCAGTAGATTGACCCTGATATTCTTCATGTTCGTCAAGGTTAGCGAACGCTACGTTACCTTCTAATACTGCCATAGTAATTTACCTTCATATAATTAATTAAAGATTACCTAAGGATACTTTAGAATATAACTTTAAAGGTTATAAACTAAAGTACCTAAGAATATTATATCATGTTTATTTGCCGATTGCAACTCCTATATAGTTAATTTGAATTAGGTACTGGTAATGTAGGAAAACTAATTGTTACTCCTAATTATATCACGTTCCTCGGCTGTTGACCAGTTCTCCTCTATCGCCTCGTCAGATGCCGTGTGGCAATCTGAACATAGGTCGATAAATTCGTCTGTAACTCTGTCTCTCTTACGCAATTCTGCCTCAGTCAGTATGACATCACAGGCTTTACATCTACTCATCTTTAATACACTCCAATATTTTCTTACATTCGTCATAGCTAAAAACTACGCCATTAAATTCAAACTCTACAGGATAACAGTGAAAAACACTTATATGGTCGTCAAAATATTTTTTCATCTCTCCTATTAAATCTTTATTCATTCCTAAATCTCCTTGTATGGTCTGCCGTATGTAATCACTAGGAATGGTAGCAACACTACTAGTCCCTCATAGGGCATTGTGCTATGTTCCTCAGTCTCGCTATTATAGACCCACACTGGTCTGCTGTCCACAAACTCAAGGTCAATGCCTACTCCGTTTCGTATCTCGACTGTCAATAGTCTATTAAATAATGTTGTATTAATCATCTTGTTTAACTCCTAGTCTGGTTTTAACTTCTTTAATTCGTTCCCTCATTTCTTCTTCATCTATAGGGTCATAGTCTGGCTCTGTCTCCTCGTATGGTTTGTAATAGCCTTTTTGTTCTTCGTAATCGCTGTAATCATAACTAGGGCAATCGTCTACCCTGCAATATTCTCTACTCATCTATCTGCTCCCATCATCTGTAAATATTCGTAAGCCTTAGCGTACCCGTCATAATAATCATTATCTTCAGCCTCCATAGCGGGATAGCCATGAATACAATCATATTCCCCGCGTTCATAGCTTGATAACTCTTTAAAGTACTGATACATATTGTACGCCTTATCAGCTATATCCTCAAGCTGTGCCTGTTCTCTGTAGTCTTTACTCATTTTAAAACCTCTCTTTACCAATTATGAATGACACCCGCTATTATAAACAAACAGGTTATAAAATTCAACCCCACGATTACACTACGCACAATCGCAATGTAATCAGCCTCGCGGTCTGAAGCACCTGACTTGTCGCCCAGTGCTTTAGCCCAGATGCGCCACAGTTTAAGAACGTTATGCATAGGGCTTATACCTCTCTATTATAACATCATCATAGCCGTCATTGCGCCAGTTACTAGCTATCCTGTGGGCTTCCTCTCTATTCGTTAGGTGAGCGTTTACCTCTACACCACCCACCCATACTGTATAAAACATTATAGCAACTCCTCTATTATATCTACCGCCCACTCTCTTTGTATCGGGTCAGCGTCATTAGGTACTCCCTCATCATCTAGCATATCAAATACCATTAGATGTGCCTCCTTTTTGTTATTTGCCTCTACCTCTATACTGGCATTCTCTACATAGTGAAAACCTACTTTATATTTTTTCATTACAACCCCCTAATTGCTTGAACGGCTAATAGTACCACATAACCGCCAATAGTTAGATTAAATAACACCGCACGTATTTTATCGCGCTGTTGCTCCCGTTCAAACTGTTTTAACGCCAAGTAGCGTTCTGCTGTATAACTCATAATAAAACCTCATATAATCAATTTTAAGCCATTTTACGGCTTACCTATAGTTACCTACTAATAAACACTAGAAAACGCCCTAGAGGCTAATCTAAGGCGTTCTGTGGTGCTTACTCCTATGATGGGTTCTTTATTCTGTTGTCATACTCAAGGTTGTTGATGGCTTCGTTGTAACCTATGACAAAGCCGAGCATTTCTTCTTTACTGTTGAAGTTTTTAAGGTCATAGCCGTACTGATGCCCAAGCGTGATACTGTGCTTGTTGAATATCAAACCCTCTTCTAATATACGCTCCCTTGTCGCTACATGGTCAAAACCATAGTGCGCCAGATTGTTTTCAAACTTGACACATTGCCAAGCGTAAAAGTCTCGGTTATTACCGCGGAGGGAAAACGTCATTTTTTCTCTGCCCTCTTTTAACTCGCGGTCTCTTTGCTCAAAAAATGCTTCTTTTTCAATTTCGTAGTCTGTTTTCATTTTATTTATCCTCTACATAATCAACAGAGTAATCTCTATCAGTAGTGTTAGCGTCATGCGGAACGCCCTCTTGCTCCAACATTGTATAAGCTATATTTTCCGCATCTTGTTCACTTGATGCATTAACTTCAATGATTGCGTATTCAGTGTAACTAATTGTTACTTTATAAGTTTTATCCATGTTTATATCCTCTCCTCTATTTAGTGTAATAAACAGCGTCTAAGCCGTATTGTTTAGCGATTACTGGTAGCAATGGGCTAATTGAAACCTTAGCCTCTGCATCAAAATCGCGCGCAGTGTTTTGAGATACAACTGTTAGCAAAATATAGCCGTCAGCGTCAACTATGTAGTAAGTATGTTTAGTCATTTTATTTATCCTCTAGTTTATAGACTTTACAGTTTTCGCCTGATTTTTTTGCAATGCTCACAGCTTCTTCGTAGCTACTCGCAAATTTATGATAATCATAATCAAAGAAATATATCGCATACATCGTTATTACCTCATAAAGTTAAATTAATATAATAAAACCCCCTCACCTCAAGGGGGCTTGATATATTAACTTAGTCCGCTTCAAGTTCTACCAACATAGTTCCCTTACGTTCAGCGTAGGCGGATATGTCAGCCACCGCCTCGCGCCAGTTCTTATATGCCCCGTCAATGATGCCGTCAAACCATTCATCATCAAAACAAGCGTCAATAGTTTTAAATTCGTTGCATACTCCGAAACAGTCGACACTGTACCCGTATTTAGTCTGTATTGTAACCATTGTTTTATTACCTCATAAAGTTAAATTAGTATAATCAAGCCACCCCTCCTGAAGTGGCTCTGTTATATTAACTTACTTTGAGAATACCTTGTATTCTTTTCCTGCTCCCTGTTGCCGTCCAATCTTCGCAAATGCCGTCCCTAATTGATGCCACATGGTCATTGAGTATGACTATATAATCACCCTGCCAAGTGTGGCACTGTCTAAGCGCGGTATTCATTGTGCGCCCGTTTAACTCTGTTTTTACTAAGTCAGTGCTTCTACCTACTGACTCAATAATTTTGTTCATTAGGCGCACTGTAACGCCCCTGCCGTGCTTCCTGCCTTGCTGTTGGTATAGGCTACGCGCCTTACCAAATGACAACCTACAGGTAACAGCTACCGCGATAACACCGCAAAAATTTGTGTCCCCGTAGTACCTGCGCCCTATCTTAGCCAATTCCGAATATGAATGTTTGTAATTCTTCACAATATCACCTCTTAAAGTTATTCAATATAAGCACCCTATATAGAGTGCCTATAGTGAATAACCTTAACAGCTAGGCGGTTGAGTGGTCAGTTGCCGTTGTTTAGCACCAGTGCCTAAGCACCCTCACCGCGGGCTATTGACCCCGCCTTGCCGTTTGGCTATTCGCCTAGCTAGTAACTGTCGCTTATATATGTAGTGCCACGGCAATTCGCATATATAGCTAGAGGCTATGCTAGGGGTCGATTGTGGCTTGGGCTTGCCCTGTCTCTAACTGCGCCACCGTGGCAACGCGTACAGGGTAAGTATTTCTCCCGCCCTAGCCGTACTCAATCGACTTAATGGTTACTATACAGGAGTAAACAGCTATTACAAGCCTTTATTCCAATTTTTTATATAACTTTTTTGCATAACCTCTATGGGTTGTCATAACCAAATGTTATACCCTATGCTAGCCACTGACTGACTACGCTACAACCCGCGCCACTACTGGGCTAGAGCAAATCCCCGCGATTAAGCCCTTACCCCTTGCCATTGTATAGGTTGACCGTAACCCCGCTTAAACCTCAATTCTGGGGCTTCTAGGACTATATAACCCAAACGCATAACGTGGGATTGTCTTTATAATTTTTTAGCATTGGACTACTTGTTGTGTTCTGTGGTAGGGCTATAGGTATCCACTAGCACACTTTCTTTCCCGCCACCAGTCCTACTAATGACCGCCTCAAGGTTTTTGGTCATAGACTACCTGTGGATATCCTGTGGATAACCTGTGGATAACTCGGGGGTGCCTGTGGATAACCTGTGGACGGGGCGGGGGGGTGCGCGAGGGCGTGAGGCTGGCACGGTTCCCGCACGTATACAAAAAAAGCCTAAAATTGAAAAAAAGAATGCCTAATGTTTATACCTCTAAGTTGTTGTTTTCCTTAAGTTTTCTTAGGCGGGGATTAAGGATGACTAATATATAAAAAAGGGTCACTTAAGTAAGGAACTAATATTTTAATCGGGGTCTAAAATAATGCTTGACTTTCGGTCTAAAGTATGCTATAATATGGATATAATAAAGACATTGTTTAGAGCCTTAAGTATACTTAAGTATTGTTTAGTTATTAATCTTTAATGTTTAATAATAAACGCTATCCTAAGGATACTTAAGATAACTTAAGGAGAGTCCATTGGATACTAAAGAAAATCCTCCGAAAAGGAGGGGGCGACCACCGAAGTCCTCGGTTGTGTCAAGAAAGAAAGGGGCGACGGGGTTGTCACGGGGTCGTCCCAAAGGTGACGCGGCAATAATCAACGAATACAAGAGTAGGATGTTGACCTCGCCAAAGTCAAAGAAGGTGTTGGAGTCAATATTTGACGCGGCACTTAACGATGACCACAAGCACCAGTCAGCCGCTTGGAAACTTATTGTAGATAGGATTGTCCCTGTAGGAGCGTTTGAAAAGGATGTTGTCAAAGGCGCAGGGAAGTCAGCAATACAGATAAACATTACTGGAGTTGGTGGAGAAACCACGGTGGTGTCAAATACAGAAGAAGAAGATGACATCTTAGAAGGGGAAACTATAGATGGCTAAGTACTTCAACAGACAAGAGTTCGCTTGTCAGTACACAGGTAACAACGAAATCAAGCCTGAGTTCATTGAAAGATTAGATGAACTGAGAGAGGCTTGTGGTTTCCCGTTTATTATTACATCAGGATACAGAGACCCAGAACACCCAATCGAAGCCAAGAAAACTAAAGCAGGAACTCATGCACAAGGCATTGCCGCAGATATTAAAGTCAACAACGGTCTACAGCGTTTCAAAATCGTTGAGGAGGCTATCAAGTTGGGTTTCACGGGAATCGGAGTCGCTTCTAGCTTTGTTCATGTTGACATCCGCAATCCTGACGATACAACCCCTTTTGTGATGTGGACTTACTAAGTGACGACGGAACTTAATGTTTCGTTGCTTCCGTGGCAACAAGAAGTATTCGAGGACGAGACGCGGTTTAAAGTTATAGCCGCGGGCAGACGGACAGGGAAATCCCGTCTAGCGGCATGGATGCTCATTATTCGAGCATTACAAACTGAGAAGGGTCATGTGTTTTATGTAGCCCCTACTCAGGGTCAGGCTAGGGACATTATGTGGCAAGTCTTGTTAGAGATTGGTCATCCCGTAATCTCCTCTAGCCATGTAAACAACTTACAAATAAAACTAGTCAACGGTGCAACCATAGCACTCAAAGGTGCAGATAGACCAGAAACCATGCGTGGTGTCAGTCTTAAGTTCCTAGTTATGGATGAGTACGCTGACATGAAGCCAGAGGTCTGGGAACAAATCCTACGTCCTGCACTGGCTGACCAAAAGGGTGATGCGTTGTTCATTGGTACGCCAATGGGACGTAATCACTTTTATGATTTATATACATACGCTAGTGTAGGAGAAGACCCAACGTTTGCGGGGTATCATTTTACTAGCTATGACAATCCACTGCTAGACCCTGAAGAGATTGAAGCGGCTAAAAACTCAATGTCTGCGTTTAGTTTCCGTCAGGAGTTCATGGCATCATTTGAGGCGCAAGGTAGTGAGTTATTCAAAGAAGAGTATGTTAAATTTAGTGAGGAAGAACCTCAAGCAGGTAGCTACTATATTGCAGTCGACTTGGCAGGATTTGCTGATGTGGCTAAAGCTACGACAAAGACTAAACGACTTGACCAGACTGCCATCTCGGTTGTCAAGGCGAATGAAGATGGTTGGTGGGTCGCTGAGATTATTCATGGCAGATGGGGTGTTGAAACCACTGCAAGAAAGATTTTTGAAGCTGTCAGAGACTATCGCCCAGTGGCGGTCGGAATTGAAAAAGGAGCGTTAAAGAACGCTGTACTTCCGTACATATCGGACCTAATGAAGTCCAACAACAGGTTCTTTAGAATAGATGAGTTGACACACGGCAACAAAAAGAAAACGGACAGGATTGTCTGGGCTTTACAAGGTAGGTTTGAACACGGTAAGATAACACTTAACAAGGGTGAATGGAACGCTACATTCCTAGATGAGTTGTTTCAATTCCCTAATCAGCTTGTACATGATGACTTGATTGACTCGTTGGCGTACATTGACCAACTGGCTAACATAGCCTACACATCAGATTATGTAGAAGAAGAATTTGAATTTTTAGACGCATACGCAGGGTACTAATATGTTACTAGAAGATAAAGAAGAGTTTACGTTGGAACAGGACCTTGAAGGATGGGTCATTGAAAAATGTCAAGGTTGGCGTAATCACTTTGAGTCCAACTACGCAGAAAAGTTTGATGAATACTACCGCCTTTGGCGCGGACAGTGGGCGGCAGAAGATAGAACTAGAGAGTCTGAACGCTCTAAGATTATCTCTCCTGCTCTGCAACAAGCAGTTGAGTCATCTGTTGCGGAACTAGAAGAAGCAACTTTTGGTCGTGGTAAATGGTTTGACATTGAAGACGATGTTAATGATAAAGAAAAACGCGATATAGCTGTTTTGCGTGAAACCTTATACAAAGATTTTAAAAAGAATAAAATCCGTAAAAGCGTAGCTGAGTGTCTTATCAATGCCGCTGTGTTCGGCACAGGCATTGCTGAGGTAGTTCTAGAGGAAGAGAAAGAGTTTCAACCTGCTACTCAACCTGTAATGGGCGGAGACTTAACGGCAGTAGGTGTAAACATTGTAGACAAGACCTGTGTTAAACTACGACCAGTAATGCCACAGAACTTCCTTATCGACCCACTAGCTTCATCAGTAGAGGAAGCACTAGGCTGTGCAGTAGATGAGTTTGTACCTACGCATTTAGTAGAGCAGTTACAAGAGCAGGGTGTTTACCGTGACGTTGCTGTTGGTCTAGCCGCCCCTGACTTTGATATTGAACCAGATAAAGATTTAGCGGTGTTTGAAGATGACAAAGTACGTCTTACTAAATACTATGGGTTAGTTCCTCGTCATTTATTAAAAGCGGCACAAGAAGAAGAAGAAGAAAACGAAGTAGAAGAATTAGTCGTTGAAGATGAGGATGATTCCTACTATGTAGAAGCTATCGTTGTTATTGCTAATGATGGTACTCTACTTAAGGCTGAAGCCAATCCCTACATGATGGGTGACAGACCTATCGTTTCATTCCCGTGGGATGTCGTTCCTAGCCGTTTCTGGGGCAGAGGGGTATGTGAGAAAGGGTACAACTCACAAAAGGCGTTAGACGCTGAAATACGCGCTAGAATCGACGCTCTTGCATTGACTATACACCCAATGATGGCTATGGACGCTACTCGTATGCCTAGAGGTGCTAAACCAGAAGTTCGTGCAGGTAAGACTATTCTAACTAACGGTTCACCTAGAGAAGTCTTACAGCCTCTTAACTTTGGTAATGTTAGTCAGGTTACATTTGCACAAGCTAACGAACTACAGAAAATGGTACAGACAGCTACAGGTGCTATTGACTCTGCGGGTATAGCGGGTTCTATTAATGGTGAAGCTACTGCCGCAGGTATCTCTATGAGCCTCGGTGCTATAATCAAGCGTCACAAACGCACCCTAATTAACTTCCAAGAATCGTTTCTTATTCCATTTGTATCTAAAGCCGCACATCGTTATATGCAGTTTAACCCTGAGCGTTATCCTGTTGCGGACTACAAGTTCCATACTTCTAGCAGTCTAGGTATTATTGCTCGTGAGTATGAGGTTACACAGCTTGTACAGTTACTACAAACCATGAAGCCAGACAGCCCAATGTACTCACAGTTGATTATGTCGATTGTAGATAACATGAACTTGTCTAACCGTGAAGAATTGATAGCAGGTTTACAACAGGCTAATGAGCCTAATCCAGAGGCGCAGAAAGCACAACAGGCTATGCAACAAGCACAGATTGAGTTCCAGAAATCACAAACTGCGGCATTGAATGGTCAGGCTATTGAGTCACAGGCTAGAGCGCAGAAACTTACTACAGAGGCTCAGGCTGTACCACAGGAACTTGAGATTGACCGCATTAAGGCAGTTACGGCTAATCTTAAACAAGGAGATGCTGACGACAAAGAGTTTCAGAAGCGTCTTAAAATATCAGAGCAGTTATTAAAAGAACGTGAAGTAGCTGTCAAAGAAAAAGGTTTAAGTAATGATAACACAACGCCAGTTCAACCAAGCAATGGAGCAGGTCAACAAGGCATTCCAACGCCAAGACCAGAAACTAGAGGAATTGGAAGTCAAGGTCCAACACCTAGAGTCATCCCTCAAGGAGAAGTCTAATGCCCGCAAAAAAAGACCCAAGACTAGCTAGAGCAGGAGTCTCTGGTTACAACAAACCAAAGCGTACACCTAATCACCCTAAGAAATCTCATGTGGTGGTTGCTAAGGAAGGTGATAAGATTAAGACTATACGTTTTGGTGAGCAGGGAGCAAAGACTGCGGGTAAACCTAAGTCAGGTGAATCCGCTAGAATGAAAGCTAAACGCAAGTCCTTTAAAGCTAGACACGGTAGAAATATCGCCAAAGGTAAAATGTCTGCGGCTTATTGGGCTGATAAAGTTAAATGGTAAGGAGAAACTATTATGCCAATGGTAGGAAAAAAGAAGTTCCCATACACTAAAGCAGGTAAGACTGCCGCTAAAAAAGCCGCTAAGAAGACTGGTAAGAAAGTAGTTAAGAAAAAAGGCTACTAGTATGCCTACGGCTAAAAAGAAATCCACAGTAAACAAGGCGGGTAACTACACCAAGCCTACTATGCGTAAGAACTTGTTTAATAAAATTAAAGCAGGTTCTAAGGGCGGTAAGGCAGGACAGTGGTCTGCTAGGAAGGCACAGATGCTCGCTAAAGAGTACAAAGCTAAAGGTGGAGGATACAGGTAATGCCACTAAAAAAACCACAGAAAAGCCTCAAGAAGTGGACTAAGGAAGAGTGGGGTACTAAGTCTGGTAAACCAAGCACTCAAGGTAAGAAAGCTACAGGTGAACGCTATCTTCCCAAGAAGGCTCGTCAGGCTTTGACAAAGAAGGAATATGCCGCTACGTCACGCAAGAAACGTGCTGACACTAAAGCAGGTAAACAGTTTAGTAAACAACCTAAAAAGATTGCAAAGAAAACAGCAAGACATAGAAAATAGTTCTTGACTTTTGTGACCAAATATGGTATAATATTTCTATAGTATACATTAAGTATATTATATAAATTAATATAAAAGCTGTCCATTAAGGAGAAACAGTTTATGACAGATATAGAACTTGAGAAGTACTATCGTTCCCTTGAGGAAATGTTCCGTTCAGATGGTTGGAAAAATCTAATGGAAGACCTAAAAGGAAGTGCATTAAATATCAACTCAGTAGAAGCCTGTCAAGATGACAAAGACCTTTACTTTCGTAAGGGACAACTTGTAGTCATGGCTAATATACTGAATCTTGAAGCACAGATAGAAACAGCTAAAGAACAGCAAAACGAAAATGAACAAGAAGTGGAATTAGACTCGTGAGAGTGATGTTTGATTTTCGTTGTGACAACGGACATACTAATGATAAACTTGTAGACACAGAAACTACAGAAATAGATTGTCCTGATTGTGAACTAAAAGCTAGAAAAATCGTTACACCTGTTAAAGTAAATCGTGAAAAAAACTCTTGGAAGGAAGTCCGTAATTGGTCTAAAAAAAGAGAGTCACATATTAAACATGAACGGAAACAAGGCGTAACACTATAACGTAAGGACAACTCCCGACCATAGAACCCTTACACTTAATACACCTCCATAATGATATAATCACGGAGTTTAATGATGGCAAGACTATTAGAAGAGCGTCCCGAAGACGTAGAAGCAGACACCTTAGAACAAGAGCCTCAAGAAGACGAGGGAACTCAAGCAGAACAAACTGAACCAGAAGTACCTGAGAAGTATCAAGGAAAGTCCACAGCAGAAATTGTAAGGATGCACCAAGAGGCTGAAAAACTTTTAGGTAAACAAAGTTCTGAAGTAGGTGAGTTACGAAAGGTTGTTGATGACTACATACAGACACAACTCTCCGACAAAGAAACACAAGTAACAAATTCTGACGAAGAATTAGACTTTTTTAGCGACCCGCACGGTTCGGTTGCTAAGGCTATTGAGAATCACCCTAAGATTAAGGAAGCTGAAAAAATCAGCAACCAATATCGTCAGTCTACAGCTATGAGTAAGTTGCAAAGTAAACACCCTGATATGCAGGATATTTTGCAAGACGAAAAGTTTGTAAACTGGATTAAAGGTTCAAAGATTCGTCAACAGTTATTCGTTCAGGCTGACAAGCAGTTTGATTATGATGCCGCTGATGAACTTTTCTCTTTATGGAAAGAACGTCAACAGGTAGTTACTCAAACCGCTGTCAACGAAAAGAATGAAAGGAAACGTGCTGTTAAATCCGCATCTACAGGCAATGCCCGTGGTAGTGGTGAACAGTCAGCTAAAAAGGTTTATAGACGCGCAGACATTATTAAACTAATGCGTACTGACCCTGATAGATACCAAGCATTGTCAAATGAGATTATGCAAGCGTATGCAGAAGGGAGGGTACGAAACTAATATTATTTTGGAGAATTTAAAATGAGTACAGATACAGGAACATATCCACAGGCAAATAGAATTGTGGACAACACTAGCGCGGCAACTTTCATCCCAGAAATCTGGAGTGATGAGGTTATTGCCGCTTATCAAAAGAACCTTGTACTAGCTAACCTAGTCAAGAAACTATCTATGACTGGCAAAAAAGGTGATACTCTTCACATTCCTAAGCCTGTTCGTGGTACAGCTACTGCTAAAGCAGAAAACACTGCTGTTACTATTCAAAACGCTACTGAAGGCGAAGTACAAGTAACTATTGACAAGCACTTTGAGTACTCGCGTCTAATTGAAGACATCACTGAGACTCAAGCATTGTCTTCTCTTCGTCAGTTCTACACTGGTGACGCAGGTTACGCTCTAGCTAAACAAGTAGATAGCGACTTGTTTGAACTAGGTAAGCAGTTCGGTAACAACGGTGGCGATTACATTGGTACTGGTTCTTACTTCATTGATGGCACTAACGGTCTAACTCAGTATGACGATGACACTGTTAATGGTGCTACTGATGTATTTACTGATGCAGGTTTCCGCGAGTTAATTCAAAAAATGGATGACGCTGACGTACCTATGGACAACCGTTGTTTAGTAGTCCCACCGTCGCTTCGTAACGCTATTATGGGTATTGACCGTTATACTTCTAGCGATTTCGTAGACGGGCGTGTTGTAAACAACGGTCAAATCGGTAACTTGTACGGTATTGATGTATATGTTTCATCTAACTGTCCTGTTGTTGAAGCCGCGGCTGACAACAGTGCAAGTGCTGTAGACCTTAAAGGTGCTATGTTGTTCCACAAGGACGCTATGGTTCTTGCAGAGCAAATGGGCGTTCGTTCACAAACTCAGTACAAGCAAGACTTCCTTGCTACTCTATACACTGCTGATACTTTGTATGGCACTAAAGTTCTTCGCGAAGATGCCGCGTTTAACTTAGTAGTTCCTGCATAATAGTAGTAACTCAAGGGACTTCTTCGGGAGTCCCTTTCCCTTTCTTTTTAACTTCACATAGGAATTGTTCATGGCTATATTTAGAGGTGTAGGTAGTGTAGGCGACGTTGCTGATAATTCCTTATTAGAAGAAATTACTGCACAAGCAGAAGCCGCAGAAGCATCCGCAACTGCCGCGGCAAACTCAGCTACTTCGGCATTAAATACAGAATTAACCTCAGCTAGTTTTAGTACATCTGACGGTGTGCTAACACTGACTAAACAAGATAACGAAACAGTGACCACAGATTTAGATGGTCGCTTTCATATTATAGGTACAGACATACCTAATGCAGACATATCAGAGGCTAGTGTTACACAGCATCAATCAGCACTTAGTATTACTGAATCTCAAATTAATGATTTACAATCTTACATAACAGATTACACAGTAACTCAATCAGACGTAACAGCGCATCAAGCCGCCCTATCAATTACTGAATCTCAGATTAGTAATTTGCAGTCTTATCTTACTTCGTTTGATATTACTGAACAAACTGACCCTAAGTACCTACGCTCTGATGCCAATGATACAACCACAGGCACTATTACTGCGGCAGGGTTAATTGTAGACACAGATACGCTTTATGTTGATGCTACTAATAATAGAGTAGGTATAGGAACTACTAGTCCAATCGCGCCACTACAAGTCAATGGTACTATCTATGCAGAAGGCGGTACGTTTGATGCCCCAGACGATGGAAACGACCCAAGCGGTTCAGACAATATAGATAATGTAGCGTTTGTAATGCCGCGAAACAACAAGCTAGGCTTTTGGCATGATGGTTATTTCCGTAGTTTGCTACATCAAGACCCACAAGGTGTTACTCAAATTGGTCAAATAAATACAAACTATATTACAGCTATAAAGTTAAACTGTGGTACTAGTGGTGACGTTACCATACAAAACACAGATGGTGATGCAGGGCTTACAGTACAGGGTGCATTGACTGCCAGTAGTCTTGCTTACCCAACTGCTGATGGTACAAACGGTCAGGTTATTGTTACTGATGGTAATGGCACTCTGTCTTTTACAGACCAATCAGGTGGTATAGCACTTTCAGATTTAAGTGTAAGCGGAACAGAAGGCACTGCATCAGGTGATGGGGGTATTGCCTATAATAACTCTACTGGTGTGTTTACATATACTCCACCAGATTTATCTAGCTACTTAACATCATTTGATATAACTACACAGACTGACCCTAAGTATCTACGCTCTGATGGCAATGATACAACTACAGGCACTATTACTGCTGTTGGATTAAACACTAGCGGTCAAATCATTTCTCAACGCACAGATAACAATGCAGGTTTAGTTTTAAAATCAAGCGACACAGATGCTCAGTCTGGTCCAGTAGCAAACTTTATAAGAAATAATGCTGAAGCAGGTGCAACTGGAGATGCACTGGGGCATATTAGATTTATGGGTCAAGATTCTGACTCTGACTCACAAAGATATGCTTCTATAACTGCACATATAGAAGACCCTACTGACGCTTCACATGATGGCGGTCTTGATATTGCTGTAGCATACAACGCACAAATGAAAAACCGCATAAGCATAAAACACGTTAGCGACCAAAGTTCAGTCGTAATAAACGAAGCAGGTGATGACGTTGATTTCCGAGTAGAGTCAGACACTAATCAGAATGCGTTATTCTTGCGAGGTAGTGATGGAAACGTAGGTATAGGCAAAAATGACCCCTCTACTGCTCTTGATGTAAACGGAACTATAACTGCTACAGGTTTGGTTTCAAGCAGTATTACTTACCCAACTTCTGATGGCTCAAGTGGTCAAGCCTTAATAACTGACGGTTCGGGTAATCTGAGTTTTTCAAGTATTGGTGGAGCATGGACAAGTCATAGCTCGGGTGAAACTACATATAGCGACCAAGTAGGTATGGGTAGTTTTTTCCATTTGGATGAGGCTTTTGTTGAGATAACAGATGACAGTACCGATGGTAGCACATTAATCCCACAGTTTGCAATACGCACAAATACAACTACAAGCAAGCCAGTGTTCTTTACTGTTAATGACGATAGCGACCTTCAAATAAAGACTAACGAAAATGATGGTGAGATTGTATTTGTTTCAGGTTCTAATGAAAGACTGCGAATACATGAGGATGGCAATATAGGCGTAGGCATAGCAAATCCTCAATATAAACTTGATGTAAACACTGGCTCATTTAGAGCAGGTGGGCTTATTTATCCAACTTCTGACGGAACAAATGGTCAAGTGCTTGTTACTAATGGTAGTGGAACATTGTCTTTTGCAGACCAATCAGGTGGCGGTAGCGGTCTTTCCGACATAGTAGAAGATACAACCCCACAACTAGGTGGTAACTTAGATTGCCAAAACAAAGAAATACAAAATACAGGAAAAATAAGTGGCGGTAGTGGAGCGGAACTTAGTTATTATGTGTTCAACAATGATGTAGACACTGGAATTTCTAACTTAGATTTAAACAGTGCTACTGGTAATGACTGTATTTCTTTAATTACTGGCGGCACTCATGCTATGTTTGTCAATGCTAGTCAACAAGTTGGTTTTGCCGCAGGTACTCATGCCGCCCCTTCTATTACTTTTAAAGACGACACTGACACAGGTATATCTAACTCAACAGCTAATACCTTAGACTTCAGTGTTGGTGGCAACGACAAGATGCGCCTTGACTCTTCTGGGAAACTTCTTATAGGAACAACTTCAACAGGTTCTTATTTTGCTACAGTTAGAGCGAACGGCAGAATTGAAGGTACAGGATTTGTTGGGAATAGCAATTCTAGTTTGTTCACGCAAGGTGGCAACATGGGCGGTGCTACTATAGAGGTGCGTAGTTACACCAGTTACTCCTCAAGCGCACAAAATCTAGTTAGCTTTCAAGGCTCTACAGGCTCTGTGCGTGGCAGTATAACAATGGCAGGTATTTCTACACAATATAACACTACATCTGATGAGCGTATGAAAGAAAACATACAAGATGCGGGTGATGCAGGTGCTAAGATAGATGCTATACGAATCAGACAGTTTGACTGGAAAGAAGGTGGAGTGCATCAAGACTTTGGGGTTATAGCGCAAGAGTTAAACCAAGTAGCACCTGAAGCAGTAGCACAAGGCTTTGCTGAGGAAGATATGTGGAGTGTTGATTACTCCAAACTAGTACCAACTTTAATTAAAGAAATACAATCACTTCGCGCTCGCGTTGCAGAACTAGAGAGTGAGTAAGGATTAATTATGACTCAAGAAGGAAAACAAGTTTTAGATTTAGCCGCGGCTTCTACAGGTATACTATCGTTAGCGGCTTGGTTGCCGCCTTTAGCTAGTTTATTTACGATTGTATGGTTAGGTATTCGTATTTGGGAATCAGACACAGTACAGAACTTACGAAAGTGATAAGACTATTTTTTTTGCTAATGATGTTGTCAGCGGCTACTTGGAGTGACAACACGCAGGAAGGTTCTCTTAACTCCTTTCACGGTGAAAACAGCACCACAAATAGTAACAACACAACAACAGATACATCAACAAGCAACACATACAACGGAGCAGGAAGTAGTAGTGAAATACCAGTAGGTTCAGCCGTTAGTCCTAGCTATATGTCAAACGGTATGGACACCTGCCTTAAGGGTTCAGGTAATTCGCTACAAACAGTAGGTGTAGGTTTTAGCAAGGGCGGTTATGAAGTAGACCCTAACTGTGACCGTAGACGGGACGCTAAGTTGTTATCAGACTTAGGTATGAAGGTAGCCGCAGTAGCCCGTATGTGTGAAGCAGTAGAAGTGTGGAGGAGTATGTTCTTGTCAGGGACACCCTGCCCCATACTAAGTAATGGTAAGCTAGTCGTAGGTAAACGTGCAGTGCTAGTAATGAAGAGACAACCAGAAGTATATATACCTGACTATGAAGATAATTCTGAATGGTACAACACTATACTAAACATTGGAGGAGAGGACACAGATGAAGAAGACGATATTATCTCTGTTAGTGCTAAGTTCCGTAGCACAAAGCAGTGAGTTAGACAACCTAATTAATACCTCCAATGCTATTGTTGACCAAATAGATAGAGGCATTAAGTTAGTAGGTGCGGCACAAGAGTATGCTTATACAGGCTCAGGATTGTCTGATGGTACATTGTCAAGCACAGCGCACATTAGTGCAGAACAGTTACAAGCATACAATAATGCTTTGACTAATATGTCTAACTACTTGCCTTACGGTGACTTACAAACTGTGTTAGAAGAAAAAGCATACACTGAGTTAGACATGATGGATGAAGCTATTGGTGTATTTACTGAAGTAGTAGTTGACATGATTGCTGTGCAGGAAGTAGCTGAAATAGCAGAGTCAGCCTCTAGTCCTCAAGAGGAAGCCGAGGTACAAACTTTTGTAGAAAACAATATAGAAGTATTAACTATTAGTCAAGAAGAAGTAGATACCTATAACCAGTCTGTAGATGACATCGAGACACACGCTAACAACGCTAGTGCATTCCTAGCGGTAGCGGGTAACGAACAAGCTGTAGCGTTTTTAGAGCAGGGTATAGAGAATGCTAACACTACAGCAGAGCAGACAAACATCTTTTATGATGCTAATGCTCAATGGGTAGCTATGGGTTACAACACTACTAGAAACCTTACGGCAGTTTATCTTAATGGTCAGGACTTTGGGTTAGATTTGTATGCGTCTGAAGCTGAAGTACTAGCTTTAGGAAGTGAATCAGAATACTATTTAACTGGTCCTACTGCTCAGAGTTATAGTTGCTTTATGTACGGGACTGACTGCGTAGAATTATGAGTTTAGAAAAGTCAGAACTAAAGATTGGTAATACGTCATTCAAAGGCATTTGGATTGCTATTGTGATGACGATTGGTACTAGCATTGGTGGAACAGTCTGGACTGCATCTAGTTTGTACTCAAGACTGGAAGCAGTAGAAGCTAAGAAGATACCAAATGTACAGCCCATGCACGAAGAAATACAGTTAATCAAACAGCAGTTAGTAGATAACGATATTAGCCAATTAAAGTCGAAATTAGCGACTTTAGGAACAAGGCTAGATACCCTACTAAGTCAACAAGAAAAGCTGTTAGAACTTAAATCTGAGCTTTCTACGCTATCTAACGAGATAGAGGCTATGAAAGGAACAGTAGCTAAGGCTGAAATAATAATAGAAAACATTGGCGATGTTGACAGCAAGGTAAAGACATTGACTAAAGAGGTAGAGGATTTGTGGCAAGGTATGGATTACTTGTCTAATCCCCTTAAGTGAGGCGAATATAATGTTGCAACAATTAATCGGACCTGTTACAGGATTACTTGACAAATTCATAGAGGATAAAGACAAGAAGAATGCTATCGCCTTTGAACTTTCGACAATGGCTGAAAAACACGCGCAGGAACTTGCGAAAGCGCAACTTGAAGTTAATAAGACAGAAGCGGCACACAGAAGCCTATTTGTGTCGGGTTGGAGACCTGCTGTTGGTTGGACTTGTTGTATTGGACTTGCGAGTCAGTACATTCTTATCCCGATGGCAAATTTTGCGCTTGCTCTTGCCGATTCTACCATTGAAATCCCTGTTTTAGACATGGCTACTATGATGCCAGTGCTGATGGGTATGCTTGGTTTAGGTGCAATGAGAACTGTAGAAAAAACTAAAAAAGTACAGAGGGACAGATAATGGCAGAACAAGAACTACTTGAACGCCCACGTTACCAAGATTATCCTCTAGGTAGAAAAGACCCTGCGTATCACGAAGCAATAGCAAGATGGAATGCTCAAGAAAGAAATATAGAATATGTTCCATTAGAAAGTCAAATAGAACAACAGTTGGCTGAAGATGCAAACTTCATGGAGGTTACGGAATTAGTGGGTAATATACCCGCTTTAGATGATACGAATACGCATCCTACGGATGGTACTGCTCCTGTTGAATATATAGGAAACCCTGCTTATCCTGTTCAAGAGAATTACTCAAGTTTTACTACTGACCCCGCGCCTCAAGGTGCAGGAGGTTTTTACGCTGAACAGCAGATGCGGGAACAAGAAATAAAAGAATTTGAAGAAGACACACTAGCTGAAAATATTAGATATGCGGGATTAACTGATTACGAAAGAATACAGGAAGATATGCACAATCCTCAAGATTTAATCCCTCTTAGACAGCAAAATGTTGACGGATTGTATGCGGCATTTCAGGCAGGGCAAGGTAAGGTTTTTGAGCAAGGTTTTAGAGCCTCTAGCAGTCAAGATAAAATAGCTTTGTATTATAAATTTTATCAAGATGGTACTTTTGATAAACAACAGTATAAAGAGATTGTTGCCTCACAGCTTCAGCTTGACAACCCCGACATGGTATATTACTATGATGATGAGGACTTGTTTGTAACACCAAAAAATCCTAATCAAATAACTGGTAAGTCTCAAGGTCAGATAGTTTTATTTCCCTCAGATATTCCTTCAGAAAGTCTAATGGCTGATTCAGATGGGAATTTTTTCAATGAAAGTATTTCTCCTGCTCCTTTAGTTGCCCAAGATACTGGTTTAACAAAAGATGAAAAATTTACTTGGACTGTAGGTGGAACTCTTGCGGCTGTAGACCCTTTAGATGATGACTCTACTTGGGTTAGAGATGTAAGACCTGTCGTACAGATGATGGGTCGTATTGTTCTTGGTATTGCAACAGGCGGGCAGTCAGAAACATGGTACACTTTATATAAACTGGCTAATGGAGAAACTCTACATGGTCCAGATTATGCTAATTTACTTATAGCAGGATTAGAAACCGCAGGTGTAATTGCACCACCAAGCACCACAATAGACCCTGTTACAGGAGTTGAAACAGCTACTGCGGGTGTTGGTCTAGGAAATTTAGATTACGAAACAACTGTTGGTGTAGTGAACTATTTAGGTGACGGTAATATAGTAAGTGCCGCTCTTGAATATTCAGGAAGTGACTTTAATCTATTAGAATCTACATTTGAAGGGTTAGGGATTAATAACGAAACTTTCGGATTAGACGCAGAAGATTGGGAGAGTATTCTTGACAAAACACAAGAAGCTGGGTTTGCAGGGGAAAGCATGGGGGATGTGTTTGCACAAGAAGTGGGTGAAGATTACTTAAGTATGGGCGAAGATGCTCTTAAAGAAATAATTCCTCAAGGAGAAACCCCTGATTGGATAGACACGATTGTTGATACTACTCAAGAAGTAGGTCGTCAGATAGATGAAAATGTAATACAGCCTCTTATTGCTCCTGTAAAAGAAGTAGCAGAAGGTGCTGAAGTAATTTTAGGTGAGGTAGGTGACTTTGTTGAGCAAAATATAACATCACCAATAGATACCGCAATAGATACCTTTGGAGAAGAAGTTGTTGACCCTACTTTACAAGCACTAGATGACGCACTCCCTCATGGAGAAACACCAGAAGGACCTGACTTTGGCGATGCACCAGATATAGATTTACCTGATATAGATTTAGACCTTGATTTAAAAATAGCACAACCTAAAATGACTGACACAGAATCTTTGTTTGAACCAGAGTTAGAGGAAATTTACACAAACGAACTATACCAATTACCTAAGCTATTTAGCGATGAAAGATTAAAGGGTATGTTTTCAAGAAAATATAGGATATAATAATGACTTACTTGCAAATAATTAATAGTGTATTGCGTAGGCTGAGAGAAAACGAAACAGATAGTATACAAAATGCTACAGATTCTTACGTTAAACTTATTGGCGACTATGTAAACGACGCTTTAAATATTGTTGAAAACGCTTGGGATTGGTCTGCTCTTAGAAAAACAATTACTGTAAATACCACAGAAAATGTAATTAGTTATGCTTTAACTGGAGTAAATAACGAGTTTAAAATAATAGATGTAATCAATGATACTTCTAATGTATTTATGCGACCTGCTAGTGTGTCTTGGATGAATAATGTTTATTTAAACCAAGAACCTGCTAAAAGTTCTCCTGAGTATTATTCTTGGAATGGTGTAAATAGTTCGTCAACACCTCTAGTTGATGTATATCCTAAACCAGATAAGGAGTACACATTAAGATTTAATGTAGTGGATAGAGAAGGTATAAGGACCAACGACGGTGATGATATACACGTTCCTTCTCTTCCCGTGATTCACTACGCTGTCGCTCTTGCTTCTCGTGAGAGAGGTGAAACAGGCGGTACTACGGCACAAGAACTGTTTAGCATAGCAGACGCTAGTTTAGCCGATGCTGTTGCTTTTGACGCGGCTAGGTTTCCCTCTGAAACTGTTTGGAAGGTTTGCTAATGGCACAACAACTACGCAATATAACAATACAAGCACCTGCTTTTGCGGGAATAAACACAGAAGACTCGCCTGTAGATATTGACCAAACATTTGCTGAACAGGCAAATAACTGCGTAATTGATAAGTTTGGTCGTGTGGGTTCTCGAAAAGGCACGGTAAAGCTAACTACTACAGACCCCTCTTCGCTTTTAGGAAGTAGTAGGGGGATTGAGGCTGTACACGAGTATGTAAAAAACGATGGCACTAAAACAGTATTTTCTGCGGGTAACAATAAAATATTTACAGGAACTACTCAGCTAACAGAAGTAACTCTTCCTGCTAATTACACCATAACTGCAAACAACTGGAAAATTGTTACATTTAATAATAATGCTTATTTTTTCCAAAGAGGTCATAAACCCTTAGTTAGTGTCGCAGGAAGCACTACTTTAGCAGAAGTAGTAGATGGTAGCTATGACGGTCCTCAGGGTAATGAAGTATTAGCCGCCTATGGTAGACTGTGGGTTGCTGATGTAGAAGACAACAAGCATACTGTATACTGGTCTGATTTGTTAGACGGCTCTGATTTTCATAGCGGTTCGGCAGGGTCTTTAAATCTAAGCAAAGTATTCCCTACAGGAAACGATGAAATTGTTGCTCTGTCAGCACACAACGGGTTTTTAATTATTTTCTGCAAAAACTCAGTTATTATTTATCAGGGGGCTGATACTCCTAGTTCTAATACTGCTGATTTTAGAATAGCAGACACTATTGCAGGAGTAGGTTGTGTTGCTAGAGACTCTGTACAAAACACAGGTACTGATGTTATTTTTTTAGCAAAGGACGGTGTCCGTAGTTTCAGCAGGGTTGTACAAGAAAAATCAATGCCTATGCGAGACATAAGTAAGAATGTTAGAACAGACATTATATCTCTTACAGCTAATCAAACACAACCAATAAAATCGGTATATAGTCCTGAGAATGCTTTTTACTTATTAACTTTTCCCTCTAATAATCAAATATTTTGTTTTGATATGCGAGGGTCTTTACCAAATGGGGCGCACAGGGTTACAACATGGACAGACGTAGACCCGCGTTCCTTAACTTGTTTTCAAGACGGCACTGTTTGTTTTGGTAAGGTAGATGGAATATATAAATACGACGAGTACTCGGACGACGGTTCATCGTTTAGAATGACCTACTTTAGTAACCCCTTGAACTTTGGTGATTCATCTAGGCTTAAGTTTCTTAAAAAGTTTAACATTACTTTTATTGGTAACAAGACATCTAACAGTAATATTAAATGGGGATATGACTATACAAACACTTATAATGAACAGCGTATTGAAGGTGCTAATTTAGTAAATGCTGTTTCAGCTGAATACGGTGTAGCTGAGTACGGAACAAAAGAAACTACAGAAGATTCACAAGGCAACGTAGGCGACCCTTCGTTCGCAGAATCAGAATATACTTCAGGTATAGATATACAACGTCCCAAAGTAAACACAACAGGAAGTGGTGCTGTTGTTCAGATAGGCATTGAATCTGTGATTGAGGGACAGTCTTTTTCAATTCAACAAATAGATGTACAGGCTCTTTTAGGGAGAATTATTTAATGAGTAATTATACTAAATCAACAAACTTTACAGCTAAGGATGCACTCCCTTCTGGCAACTCAAATAAAATTGTCAAGGGGTCTGAAATAGACGCAGAGTTTAATGCAATAGAAACATCGTCAGCTACCAAGCTAGACAAAACAGGCGGTACTTTAACAGGACTGACAACCATACAACGCGATGCGGGGGTTTCTCAAGGTGTTCTATTAAAAGTAGAAAACACTAATAGTGATAGTGCTTCAGGTGGTTATATAGAACTAGAAGGCGGTATAGCTACTGTTAATCCTAAGATAGGCGGCTTTGGTAACTTCTTCGAAATTTTTACAAGTAACAAGAGATTGGCTTTGTTTGGTAAAGGAGGGACTATATCTAGTGCTTGTTTAGTAATGCACTCAGATTCAGGAACAACGGGTGGTCAGATACATACAGGTTCGGGTAGTCCTGAAACAAACATATCAGCACCTGTTGGTTCGTTGTACATGAGAACAGACGGTGGCGCGGGGACATCTTTATATGTTAAAGAGTCTGGTACTGGTAATACTGGATGGGTAGCTAAATAGGAGAATATAATGAGCAATGTTTTTGATTTATATATTGACGACAGGTCGCTTCAAGAACAACTAGAAGATATACGAGAGCGTCAAGCCGCACTCATGGGTACAGCAGAAGAGTACGGTCGTGAGTCGGCTGAGATTGCTGAGTTTAAACCCTATACAGTTGCTTCTAGTTTAGGAGGCGCACAGACATCTGTTGACCCCGAAACAGGCGCACTGTCTGTCAGTATAGACAAAAGTCCTGAAGAATTAGCCTTAGAACAAGATTTGTTGGGCGGTTCAGCTACTATGTTTGAAAGAGCAATGGCTGACCCAAATGTTGCACAAGCTGACTTATATGAACAAATTAGAGCCGTACAGCGACCTGAAGAGGAACGTCAGGCTTTGGCTTTAGAAGAGCGTATGTTGTCTCAAGGTCGTATGGGTCTTGGTTCAGCGACATACGGTGGAACTAGTCCTGAACTATTGGCGCAAGAGCAAGCAAGACAAGAAGCTATGCTTAAGGCTAACTTAAGCGCAAGAACACAGTCTCTGGCTGAACTAAGTCAGTTTGGTGATATGGGTACTAAAATGCTTGCAGGTGCTTATACTCCGCAAACAGAAGCTATAGGTCTTCTAGGTGCAGGTACTAATGTAGCACAGCTACAAGACTTAGGTTCACGACAAGGAGCATCCTTGTATAATGCTATGATGCAAAAAGCGTTTGACCCTTATACTACTATGCTTGACGCAGAGTATGAGTTAAAGAAAAAACGCGATGAAGCATACTACGACGCTATTAAAGACTTATTTTAATTAGGAGAAAACAATGGCACAACCAGATATTGTAGGAATGTTTACAGGTATTTCTTCTAAGCCTTTAAGTTATGAAGACAAAGTAGCAAAGAATATTACTAGTAGTGCTTTAGGTTTGTTCGGTAAAGAGTCTAGGGAAGTTAAACAACAAAGACAACTATCAGACCTAATAGCAGGTTTTGATTCAAGACCACCTGCTGAGCAAAAACAAATTTTAGCACAACTACAGGCTATAGGTCAGGGTGCTTTAGCGCAACAGTTAGCGGCTCAAGCGCAAGCTACAAAACAAGCTACACAAGCAGGTCAACAGAAACAAGCATTAAAAACTTTTGTTACCTCTAAGTTAGGTCAAGAGTATGGTCCTTTGGTTGAATCAGGGGCTATAACTGTGGATAACTATAAAGACTTTTTTGGGGATGCAAAGAAAGGAGACAAAAGATACTTAGCTATTGGTAGCAACGCTCTTGACACAGTTACAGGACAATGGCTAGTACCTCCGTCAAAGGATGAAAACTTAGTTAAAGCGGGCGACAAGCTCTACAACTTATCAACTGGACAGTGGATAATACCGCCTAAAGAAGACCCACAGACTACAAAGATAACTGAGTATAATTTTTTGAGAGACCAAAATACTAAATTAGGTCTTCCTACTCCTACTTTTGAAAAGTGGTCTAAAGGAGAAACAAATGAAGTAAGTCCGCAAGCAAGACTTTATTATGAGGCAAAGACAGACCACGAGTTAAATAATCCAGATACTCCGTTTGGTTATACCCTCGCTGAATGGATAGACAGAAACCAAAAAGCAGACTTAAAAACTGTTGAAATACTAGACCCCTTAACAGGTTTTGGTAATTCTTATCTTGTTAATAATGAGGGTGAAAGAGTACAAAACTTAGGTATTACTAAGCTACCTACTTATGAGATTGAAGACAACGATGATGGTACTTACTATGTTATGAACAAAACAACAGGTAACAGAGGTAAGAGACACACGACTGTCGAATCAGCAAAGATGGAGCAAGATGCCTTTAATATAACTATGAGTAACATCAATCAACTAGATAGTACTCTGGGTATTATTGGGGATGCTAAAGAGTTGGGTCAGGACATGGGTATTACAGGGGCGTTGGTTTATGATGTCTTTAAAACACTACCTCTGACCGCATCAAGAGAGTTGGCTAATAAAATATCAACAATACAGTCTAACTTAGCTTTTGACAGGCTTGAAAAGATGAGAAATGAATCACCAACTGGTGGTGCTTTAGGTCAAGTCAGTAACATGGAATTGAAGTTACTTAAAGATTCTGTGTCGGCTCTTGACCCTTCGGCAGGTGTAGGGGCGTTCAATGACCAAATTAAAATTGTGGAACAACACTACAACCGTTATAGAGCGTCTTTGATAGGACAAACAGACTTTAGAGTTGCAAACGGCTTTATTTATATAATGTCTCCTGATGGAACTCCTCATAAAGTAAAACTAGGAGCAATACAACCATGACGCAAATAGTTACTGACCCACAAGAATTAGAAGACGTACAGAAACTTTTTGGTACTCCCTCAAGAGCGCAAAATAGCTTGGAACTTCCTTCAACAACACAGGTTACTGACCCCGATGAAATGGAGGAAGTGTTGGAGTTGTTTGGTGAGCAGGTAGATGCCTCTGAAAGACAGGAACTTCTTGACGATATTACAAATGTTGATGCAGATGAAAATCCTCCTACATGGGCTGACTGGGTTTCCCCTAGCTTAAGCATAGCAGGTAGTCTGTACGCGGCAGGTAAGGGTTTTTCCCGTGGTCAACAGATTGCTTCTATGATACCGCATCCTGCGGCTCAGGCAATCGCTAGACCTGTTTTAGGTACGATAGGTGCGGCTGTGTATACTGCTCCTGTAGTCTTCGGTACTACCTATGCAGGTAATAACATTGAAGACTTAGTGGAAGGTAGAGAGATTGACCCTGATAGAGCGTTCCAAGAGGCTGTGGATGCCGCTCAGACTGATGCAATCTTAACTTTAGCTTTTCCTGTAGTCGGTCAAACAGTTAAGCTAGGTTACAAAGCGGGAGAAAAGGGAGTAAGCAAAGCATTTAATTTTGGTAAGGCTAAGTTATCCCCTGAACAGATAGACAAGATAGTAGACTTCCAGAAAAGACTAAAGAACTTTAACCCTAAAGCTACCTTAACACCTGCGGGTTCTGCGGGAGGTCAGAGTTGGTATAGAAACTGGCTTACTTCTGTGGGTGCGGTGTCTGCGTTTACCAGAGGACAAATAAACAACTTAGTCAACAACTATGATACGTTCATGGGCAAACAACTTAATGATGTAATACAAAAGTTTAAAGGGACTACACCTTTTGAACAAGGTAAGGCTGTTCAGACTTTTGTAAATCAAGTAGACATGGCTATTGATGACATTGTTGCTCCTATGTATCAAAGCATTGAACTAGCGGGTGGTAAAGTACTGGTAAACCCAGTGTCTGCGGGTAGAGAGTTGTACGATGAGTTTCTAACTAAATACAGAGGTGCTATCAAAACTAATCCTAAAACAGGCGAACCTGTACTAGATGCATCTGGTAATATACAAAGAAACACAGCGTACCCTTCGCAAGAGATTAAGACTGCTGTTGAAGAGTTGAAGAACCTGCCTAACGATTTGAGTTTCTTTGAAGCGCACAAAAGATTGTCTATGATTAAGAATAGACTCTATAGAGCGCAAACAACAATGTCGCCAAGTCCACAGCAAAACGAACTTATAGATATTCTTAAGAAGACTAGGGATATGTATGAGTCAGCAATGGATGATGCGGCTGATGCACTAAACCCTGCTCTTAAGAAAGAATACGATAAAGTAACTTCTTTTTACAAGCAAGGTAAAACTAAAGTACAACAGACTTATTTACAAAAACTTTTAGAGGTAGGAGACCCTTCTCAAGTAGGTGCTTTGCTTACACAAGAAGGTACAGAACTGGGTATTAGACAGCTAAACGACTTAATGAAGTATGCTGACTCCATACGAGGTAACAAGGCTTTAGGGTTCAAAAGGAAAACTGCTCTAGGCGGAGACCCTCTAAGTAGAGTTCGTAAGGGTTATCTTGAGCAGATGTTTAAGATAGGGGGTGAAGGCGGTCAGAAATCAGTTGAAATCTTCAGAGAGAAACTGAAAGACCCTAAGTTTAGAGCAACCTTTAATGTTTTGTTTAAAGGTACTGATGTCCCTAAAAGAATGGACTCAATACTAGACGATTTAGATATAATAGATGCGGCTCTAGTTAAGGGTCAGGGAATGCAGTTATCTATTGTATCAGCGGAACTTGGTTTGGTGAAAGGTCAAAGAAACTTCTTAGAAAAATTAAGAGATATGTTTCCAACCATTATGGCTGTTAGAGGGATAAGACAGAAAAGCATAGACTCTTACCTAGATACTCTAAAAACAGTTGCTGACGCACAACGTAGTGGTAGTAAAATACCTCAGGAATACTTGATGCGTATACAGAACTTTGAAAACCTAGCAAAAGCAGGTGCGGTTACAGCGGCTTTAGATAACTAAAAAAAGGGGGGCATTGCGCCCCCTAAGTTTTACTTTAGACTATCTCACACGCGCCTCCCGTACACGCTAGTTCTTGCGAACCTGTCGTTGTGTCTTCCTTCTCGAAGTGTTCTAGGTCACTCCAATTAACATCAACTGGCATAGCCTTTAGTAGTTCTTCATACTTCTCTGAGGTTATGTCTTCATAAGGGGCTTGCTGATAAACATGGTCACTAACTGGCAACAAGCTGATACCACTAACAGTGTCGAAGTTTTCCCATATCCATTGGGATACTTGGAGGAACTCGTCATCTGTATAATAAACAGTGATACTTGGCTTATGTTCACACCAATAGTCTTGGTACTTCTTCCAAAGTTTTAACTGTTCCATAGCACCCACTTGCTTTACTGTAGTACTGCTGTCGGGTGACTTGATTGGGAAGCTGAATACCAACGAGGACTTGCTCATTACGTCATCTTCGACAGGGAAACCTGCGGCTGTCATATACTGAGCAAGCGGGTCTTTTTTGTCTGAACGTACTCTACGAATGTAATGTTTAGA